AGGGGAACCGGTGGAGTTTACGGCACGGATCCTGGACGACAGCCTGATCGCCGGTGATGACGGCCAGCACGTGATCACCGGTGATTCCGGCGGCCCAGTCCTGTACTACAACGGCAAACTGGAGTGCGTCGTCGGCATCGTCAACGCTGTCGAGGGCAGAATTGGTCCCAGCAGCCGCCGGCAGATTCCCGGGGCCAAAACGGAATATATCTCCTGCAGGAAGATCACGGGGTGGCTGCAGACTCAGTACGGCGGATGTCCTGGTGGCGTCTGCCCGATCCGGATCAGGCCACAGATTCAGCAACCGATGATCGGCATCGGAATCCCGACCGGACCGCCGCGAATCGTGAACACGATCGAACCGCTGCCACGCAACGCGATCCAGCGTCCCTGTGAGACGATTCAGGGGCCACAGGGGCCTGCAGGACCGCCAGGACGCGACGGGCGGTCTGTCACACGGGAGGAAGTCGAGGCGTTGCTCAAAGCGTGTCTGGAGGCCAATGCCGCACAGCTGCAGGGACCACCGGGGCCGGCAGGACCCGCTGGCCCGGCCGGGCCAGCGGGATCCGCTGCGAACGTCGCCGGTCTCGATCGACGATTGTCAGAGTTGGAACGGCGGCCGTTCCGGATCATCCTGTCCAGCGACGGACAAATTCTTGATGACGAGTCCTATGCACCCGGAGAACCCGTGGTGCTCGATTTGAAACGGCTGCGGAGTGTTTCCGATGCCGAATGAGTTTGGCACGTGCGTCATCGGGGACGGCGTTGTCAGTATTCCTGGCCCGACTGAGGACAATCAGATGCCGGACATTGCCAGTGTGTTTCAGGAGCGACTGCTCGCGGACCGCGACCGTCACAGCTCGAACGCGACCAGCTTCGAGAAGGTGCTCGAGTTGCAGTATGCCCAGTCCATACAGTTCCGCGATGCCAACGCCGCTCGCATTGTGATGGAAGCCGGCAGCGGCCGGACCCGCGCCGAGTCCAACGGACCGGACAACACTGCCGCACAGCGTGGCACATAATGGACGCGGCTGATCTGTCGCACAACCAGCGTGAGACCAGCCGGGAGTTTCGTCTCGAATCGGCGTACCTCAGCGGTACGCCGATTCAGGATGTTCTGAGCGAATGTCTCTCCGAGGATCTGCAAGCGTGGAATCAGGACAATGAGCGCGGCGAACCAACTGCACCAGCTGATGATGGCGGATCACACGGACGAGAAACTGCAGATCAACCGCCGGAATCTGGACATCTACCGGAGCCAGGGCCTGAACAGCAAACCAGTGCATGAGAGCGGCACCGATGAAATGAGAATTCTTTCGACAGGCGATGTCACCGTCAGCGCACCGCCGAGTGCTCCACAATCGCAGGGCCTCGGCAAAGTACTGGCCGGCGCCGCGCTCGGAGCTGCTCTGCTGGGAATTCCCGGCGCTGGCCTGGCTGGATTTGCTCTCAACGCTCTCATCAATCGCCCTCAACCGACCGCTCCTGCCCCGGTACCAGCCAAACCAACGTCAGACGAATCCCTCGACATCGGCCTCAAGCGGTTTACCGACCTGGTGCCGTAATTCTGCCCCACTGGACCTGATCTCGATGCCTCATGCCAAACTCAAAAAAGAAGCCCGCTTCCATGAAGCGGCAGTCCGCAGCGAAGGCCTCCAAAAAGGTTCCTCAGACCGCACACAAAAAGCCGGGCAAGAAGGCGGCGACCACGCCGCGGAAATCACTGCCTGCGAAACCAGTCAGCGAGCACTTGCAGACTTCGGGAATCGCCGTCGACTTATGTACGAATTCCTACCAAGACCACAAAGACCGCACAGCCCAGCGGCAACGTGACAGCTCCAAAAGCGGTCGGGACATCGGGGCCATTCCGGCCCCGGTCAATCCCGCCCGCAGGGCGCGCTGCCAGCAGGACTTCGGATTGTTCTGCAAAACGTATTTTCCTGGCACCTTCAGACATGAATGGTCGACAGTGCACAGACGACTGATTGAACTCATTCAGATGGTCGTGCTGGTCGGGGCTTTGCTCGCCATGGGCATTCCGCGCGGCTGGGGAAAGACGTCGCTCTGCGTCCGCGGTGTGATCTGGGCAATCGCCTATCGGCACCATACTTTTGTGATGCTGATCGGAGCCAGCAACGAAGCGGCAAAGTCCATGATCGCCGACATCCGCACCGAGCTGGAAACGAATGTGCTCCTGCAGGCGGACTTTCCCGAGATGTGCATTCCGATTCAAGCACTCGAGGGCGTCAACCAGCGTGGCAAAGCCCAGCTCTGTTGTGGCGAGCGGACTCGCGTCTTCGCTTCAGATTTTGAACTGCGACTTGGCGACGTCGCTGGCCAGAGTGGCGGCATCATTCGCTCAGGCGGCATCCTCAGCAGCAAGATTCGCGGCGCTCGCATCGTCGTTGACGGCGAAACGAAGCGGCCGACCATGGGGCTTGTCGACGATCCGCAGACAGAACAGAGCGCAGCATCGAAGCGAAGCTGCTACCGCAGAGAACGAGTGATCCAGGCGGCTCTGCCAGGATTGCCCGGGGCCGGCGAGGCCTGGTCCTGTCTGATGACCATGACGGTGATCGAACCGGGCGACGTGGCTGACCGAGTACTCGACCGCGACAAACATCCGGACTGGCACGGCGTTCGGCATGCCGCTTTGGATTCGCTGCCTGATGAATCGGCCATGGAGCTGTGGTTTGAATGGAACCAGATTCGCGAGGCCTGCCTGCGGCGTGATGAGGACCTGACGCAGGCTCACAAGTTCTACCGTAAGCACATGACGGCGATGAAATCCGGGTCCGGCATCGTCTGGAAAGACGGTTACGATACAGATCGGTTTGTGGATCCGCTCGAACAGGCCATGGACTGGTTTTTCCGCGATCGCCAGGGATTCTGGTCGGAGCTGATGAACAACCCGGCCGGGTTTATTGTCGACGGCTCGCCACAACTCGATCGAGACACGGTTGCCGAACGCAAGCACCATCTGCCGGCCGAGTCCGTACCGATCGAGGCCGAATACATCACGGCGTTCATCGACGTGCAGGGCAAGTGCCTGTTTTACGAGGTCCGAGCGCACGCAAAGAATTCGACCAGTTGGGTGATCGCTTACAACACGTTCCCCGGCCAGCCTCGATCGTACTACACGCTGTCGGATCTGAAGCTCACACTCGACAGCGCCTATCCCCAACATGCAACCCTGCAGGCCAGACTCACGGCCGCGATCAAAGACCTGGCCACGATCTTGTTCAACAAAGAGTGGCAGCGCGAAGACGGCCACATCCTGCGGATGAACGTCGCAGGAATCGACGCGAACTGGGAAACGGACACGGTGAAAGCCGCCGTGCGGAAATCCGGTTTTGTGTCGCGACTGATCCCAACCCACGGTCGTTCGTTTCGCCCGCCTAAAGTGCCGCTCGATGACCTGAAGAAAAAAGACGGCGACAACTGCGGATCGTTCTGGCGGTTGCGATCGCCGAAGGAAAAAGACGCGATACGGCACCTGCTGTATGACGTGGATTATTGGAAAACGTTTCACCGGGACCGTCTGCTGATTCCGCAGGAATCACACGGATCCGTTACGTTGTTCGCCGGCCGCGATCACACGATGTACGCCGATCACCAGCTGGCGGAGTACTCCAGCATGATCCACGACATCAGCAGCCAGCGGACGGTCGAGGTCTGGGAGCATCGCCCGGAGCGGCCGGACAATCACTTCTGGGACTGCAGCGTGGGAAATGGAATGCTCGGAGCCATGCTTGGCTGCCAGCTTCCAGACGCGGCTGTCCTCAATCAGTCCAACACCCGCCGCAAGAAGAAAAGAAAAAAGGCCCACGGGCCGATCTGGTAATACTGTTGCCCCGCCGCTCCGCCGGCGGGAATTCACACCGCACACTCAGACCACAGGAAAGATCCATGGCAGGCCGCCCGGAGAAATCGAAAACCGTCAAACGCGATCAATGCGAAGTCCATCCATCGCGCTGTGCCTGCGGATCCACCGAGCGGAAACCCTACACGGGGACACCGCACGTGCAGGAGTACTCCGGAATCAACAACGGCAAGGAATACACCCACATCGTTCGGCGAGTGACGAAATGTGCCAGGTGTGGTCAGGCTCGCCGCGACCTGAGCTACGAAAACCGCGTCGACACCAAGCGATAACTCCCGGAAATTCTATCCGCTCATTTCCCTTCGACATTTTCGGCTGCCACCCCTTGCGAGTCCAGGAATGTAGACTCGAATCTTCCCGGCATGCCTACGCCCTCGGAGATTCGTGAACGGATCGCAGCCATTGACGCGATCCTCGAAGCCGGCGTCACCTCGAACACGGTCGACGGTGAAACAACGGTCTTTGATCACGAGACGCTGCGGCGTGAACGCCTGAAGCTGCAGCAGCAGCTCGGCACCAAGCGAAAGCGACACCGCGTTTTTAATCTGAACATGGGAGGCCGATAGATGCGCCGCGCATTCCTCACTCAAATTTCCGCGTGCCTCAGCGGACTTCTGGCAGGAATCGTCATCATGAGCCAAGTGCAGTCGATGCCGGGAACCTTCACGGCGGACGTATCGGCCAACCCGTACCAGTTCACCAACAACAGCGCGAGCAACCCGGGATCCTCCGGAGCCGATCAATACGATGCGATCGCCGGCGGACGCAACCGGAGATCGTCCAGCGGCCGCATTCAGAGCGAAGACAAGATCCTGAACAACCGCGGCCGCGTACGGCTCGCTTCCAATGCGATGGACCTGCACCGCAACGCAGTGCTGTTTGCCTGGGCTGTTCGACGGCATCTGGATTACACGACGCTGTTCGACTTTCAGCCGATGACCGGTGACGAGTCCATGAACCGCGATCTGCGTGATCTGATGGAGCGCGACAACAGGCCTGAGAATTGCGACGTCGGCGGTCGTCACAGCTGGAACCGCATGCGGCGACTGGCCGAAGTCCGCAAGATCCTTGACGGTGACTGCGGTCTGCTCACGCTGCGAGCCGGCCAGCTGCAGGGCATCGAATCGCACATGGTGAAGAATCCGACCCAGAAGCGAGATGATATCGCCCGCTGGGAACAGGGCGTCAAACTCGGTCCCGGCCGGCGTGCAGTGGCGTACTGCCTGACCGACCGTGATCAGACCAATACCGAGAAAGAGCGAGTGGTCCCGGCGAGTCAGCTATTCCTGCTGGGAGCGTTTGAGGGACGATTTGACCAGATTCGCGGCATCAGTCCTGTTGCCGGTGCGCTCAATGAATTCCGCGACGTGTACGAGACAAAGGATCTGATGGCCGCAAAGGTCAAGCTTGATCAGATCTTCGGCGTGGCGTTCATGCGAGACCAAAGCTCAGATTCTCTTGCGGATGAATTTGGTACAGACGGAGACACTGAGGCGGAGGATCAACCCAGTGAGGAACCGAGCGCACCGCCCAGCTATGACCTCGGCCAGGGCATCAAAGGGTTCGACATCGACAAGGATGAAAAGATCGACCTGATTCAGTCGAAGAATCCCAGCTCCGACACACAGGCGTTCCTGCAGCTGAGCATTGCGATCGCCATCAAGGCCCTTGACCTGCCGTTCAATTTCTTCGACGAATCCCATACGAATTTCTTCGGCTCGAAAGCCGCATGGATCCAATACGACCGCAGCTGCGTGGCGAAGCGCGAGGACCAGCTTGAGCTGCACCGCCGCTATACGATCTGGCGAATGATCCGCTGGATGATGCCGCTCGATATGGGCGGTACCGGGGAGATCGTGCTGCCTCGCTCGATGACCGTGAAGGACGTGAAATGGAAATGGGTTCCGCGCGGAATGCCGTGGTGGGATCCGAATCAGGACCTGACGGCGGACCTGATGGCCGCGGCCGCGGGACTGAAGACGCTGCAGCAGATCTGCGACGAACGGAACCTGGGCGTTTGGACAGAGAATCTTGAAAAACTGTCCGTCGAGTTCAAGAGGGCTCAGGAGCTGGGCTTCACTCTCGCATTCCAGCCGGCGAAGTTGCCTCTGTCGCTGTCGTTCGGTGCTGCAGCCAAATCCCAGAAGACACCGATTCCGACGACGGAGGTGATTGCTTGAGCACCGCGACACTCGATCGACCAACATCACCGACAGCCGTAGACCCGGCCAAAGTCCCGAAAGCCGCTCTGCGATTTGCAGGCAGCAATCGCATGCAGTTCGCCGACGGCGATGCTGCGACCGGGATTCTGCCATTCAGAATGGTGGCTCGATCGAAAGATGCGATCGCACACTATTACTGGGGCCGCATCGTCCACGATCTTTCCGGCATGATCCTGCGCAAGGATTCTGTCACGGTCGACTATGCCCACGGCTTTGATGAGGTGATTGGATTCGCCAATCAGTTCGCGGTCACCGACGCCGGGCTCGAGGTATCCGGATCGCTGGTCACCACGGAGCCGCACGACAAGGCCGATGAGGTCTACCGCAAGGGCAAGGCAGGCGTCCCGTATGAGGCGTCGATCGACTGGGACGGACCGGAGGTCCAGATCGAGTACATCCCCGACATGGTGACGACCGAGGTCAACGGGCAGCAGTTCGCCGGCCCGGGTTATGTGGTCCGCAAATGGCCGCTGCGAGCGATCGCGATTTGTCGCTACGGCTGCGATCCGGACACCCGCACACAATTTTCGAAACCGGAGACCGAAGACACCGTGTCCGTCTCCATCACCACCGCTCCGAATGAGGAATCACCAGTGAGCACGACCCCCACAGCACCGGCAGGCGGTGCGACCGTTCCCGCGGACGGCAAGCAGCTGAGCCAGCCGGCCGGCCACATTTCGATCGAAATGCTGAAGCAGTTCAGCGCGGAATTCGGCCCGAAGGGCACCGAGTACATCACGGCCGGCCTGTCGATCGACGCCGCCCGGTACCAGTTCGCCGTGCATCAGCGCGACGAGGCACTGGCTGCCAACAGGCAGTTCAGCGAGCAGCTCGCCGCAAAGGACGCCACGATCGACGATCTGACGAAAAAGCTCAAGCAGTTCGGCGCTGACGCACTCGGCCAGGGATCGCCTGTCGGCACCGACGGCAAGTCGGACGCGAAAAAGCAGTTCGCCCAGATGTTCAAAGTCCCGGCCGCACAGGCCTGATCGAATCCTTTCTGTACTCCGTCACGGGAGCGCCGGGACCGCTGGATAGCTACCAGCCCCGGCATCTTTCTCCCGCCACTGAGTGTTTCTGCCGAATCCAACAACCGTGACGGAGGTCTCAAGGGGACCTCCAATGGCGAATGTTTACACGACGCTCGCTGATCTGGTGAAGATCAACGACATGAACCTGGCGGAGCTGGAGGTCACCGACCTCCTGCAGGACGCGCCACTGCTGGCCGCTCTGGCAGCTGACACTGCCAGCAATGGAACTGAGCACAAGTACCTCAAGGAAACCGGCGCCCCAGTCGTCGGATTCCGCTCGGCCAACGACGGACGCGAAAACAAAGCGAGTGCCGACACACTGGTGACGATCACTCTGAAGATCCTGGACGCATCCTTCGCATGCGACAAAGCCCTGGCCGATGCGTACACGAAAGGCGGAGCACCCGCTTTTCTCGCTCGTGAAGG